ATATTCAAGGTATTCACATGTAATGAGTGGCCTTTGTCTGAGGATCCTGCTGTGATGAGAAGAGTTCGTAGAATAAACGTCTAAAAATTATGTGGCGCATTAATCTTTTATGATACGTCCTCCTCCTCCTCCCGACCTAAGACAGGGGTCAGGCGTCTATAATATTACGACGCCCCCCTGTCCACCCCGTAGGGAAAAATTGTCATGTCTATCGTCAAGCACAAGAGAGCCAGAAGTTCGCGACCATTCGCCCTCGCGAAGCGACAGTACACTGGATCTGGTCCAGTGCAACGAGGACGCTATGCTGGCGCTGCGCTTCGTTATGCTGCTACTACGGCTGCTCGAGCGTATGCACCGGTTGCTACAACTATTGGGACCACTGCTTATAAAGCGTACCAAGCGTATAAGGCGCGCGGTTCGCGCACTGCTACGAATACCCAAGGGGTCTCCTACGGAGGCAAAGGACGGTACACCGGACGGTTCAAGAAACCCCGCAAGAACTCGAAAAGGATGGACCAGTATCTTTCGAAGGGATTCATCAGCACCACGGAGGTGAACGGCACCGTGTCTGACCCCAATTGTGTCTACATCGGTCATTCTGCGATTAGTGGAATCCAGACCATGGAGATGACCCTGCATGCTCTTTTGCGCAAGCTCTTCTGGAAGTGTGCCAAGTGGGACTGCACGAACATTGGCACAGTGATTCCTGGATACGATGACGGGACATCAACTGGATGGAAGTTGATGTTGTACCGTGTATCGCAGGTGACTGGAGTCACTTCCTCTTGGACGTACGAGACTGGCGCCGCTGACACCATCATGTACATAGTTGGTGACCGTGCCAATGGAACCAACGGCACATGGCCTGCGTTTTACAATGTTATTAATGACTACGCCGTAGGCACTAACTCCGTTGGCACGTTGAACGTGGACCAACCTGACCGTTTGGCACTATACAAACGTGACGGCAATGTAACCAACTTCTACCATTTCATGGGAGACATCAACCTGAAGAATGAAGTTGTCCATATGAAGACTTCCTCTACTCTCAAAGTCCAGAACAGAACCAAGAGTGCCTCTGGAGACAGTTCAACCGACAACGTCGCTAGTAACCCTATATATGGAAAGCTCTATGAGTTTTCGTCTGGGGCACCGAGAGCCAAGGTCGAAGGTGCCTTCCCTATCTCTGCAGTGTCCGATCTTACGGCTGTGATCACCGCCCGTGCTGACCAGTTTTCCGGAGCCGGAAGTGAAATCTTTAGAGAGCCTCCTAGCCCTAAGATCTTTTGGAACTGCTCCAAGTCTAAAGGTCAGACCATTCAACCTGGAGACATCAAAAGTACTCATTTGTCCTTTACTAAAGCCCAACCGTTTCTCAAGTTCGTCAAGAACCTCAATCTTGGCCGTAGTGATATCGCTGCGGGTCAAAAACAGATCAATCTAGTCGGTAAATCTCAACTACTAGCCTTGGAAGATATGATCAATATCAACTCTACAGAGAACATCTCAATAGCGTACGAAGTTAACAGAACCTTTGCCTGCTACCTAACTACCAGCAATGCTCGCGCAGCTCAAGGTCATTTGTATCAACTGACTGAAAGTAACAACCCTTAATAAAAACTGTGACACTATATCTTTATTTGTTATATGTATATATATTATAAGTGGATCAGTATATCATCAATGTCTTCTAGCTCAGTGGTAAGAGTGGATGGCTCACCTGTTAGTTTAATCTCAGATCCCGAGTTCGACACTCCCCCAACACAAAAAAGCCCCTTAGAAAGGTTCAATCCATTTGCCCCTGAAGCTACCACTTGGGACCCTAATCAACAGTGTCTCTTTCCCAGTCCTAAGAAGATGTTCTTCGGAGCTGGCCTCGCTAGAAAGTGTCTCCGCTGTACCCGAATTCGTGAACGTGACCTAAACCAGAAATTTCTCCAATGGGAAATGGAACAGTACGAAGAGTGGCTCAAGAAACAATAAAAACTTCTTTTTGTCAAAACAACCTATACTGTGGAGGGAAAGGTCACCGCAGGTGTCCGGCCGGAACCCCTGGTGCTTCTGCGCATAGCTAACCCGATCCTTCAACGCCTCCGTGATTATATTGAAGAAAGACTAAAAAACACGTGTATGAAATTTACAAGTGGTTTAATTAAAACCCAGCCACATGCCATCGTTTTACAATGGTAAACGCTTTTTCCTCACCTATCCTCAGTGCGACCTCGTCCCCCACATTCTTATTGCCTTCCTTCTCTTCTCCGGGCCTGTCAAGAGTTACCTCGTCGCCCGAGAAAAGCATGAAGACGGCAATTATCACCTCCACGCCTGCGTTGAGTTTGACACCGTTCAGAGAAAGCCTGTGGATTGGCTCGATTGTGAAGGCCATCACCCGAACAAACAGGATCCACGAAACTGGAACGCGTGTAAACAGTACTGCAAGAAAGACGGGGATTTTCACGAGGGGCCTGAAGATAGAGTGGAACGGACTCCAATGGAAATCTGTAAGGCCTACACGAACCAAGAGGATTGGATGGACTACTGTGTACTCAAAAGAATCAGTTACCAGTATGCCCTATGGTACTGGCATCGTTCCCATTCTGACTCCACCACTATTCTCGACGACGATCACCCCGGTGTTGTCGTTCAACGCTTACAAGAACTCCGTTTCGACCCTCTCGTATATCGTACCCTCATTCTCAAAGGACCCACGGGATGTGGAAAGACTACTTGGGCAAAGCGAAACATCCCCAAACCTTGTCTTTTCGTTTCGCATATAGACCAGCTCAAACAATTCCAGCCAGGTTATCATGTCGCGATTATATTCGACGATGTTGATTTTAACCATTACCCTCGTAATTCGCAAATCCATATTTGCGACTTTGATAACCCACGTGCCATCCATTGTCGGCACACTGTTGCGGAAATTCCTGCTGGGATATTCAAGGTATTCACATGTAATGAGTGGCCTTTGTCTGAGGATCCTGCTGTGATGAGAAGAGTTCGTAGAATAAACGTCTAAAAATTATGTGGCGCATTAATCTTTTATGATACGTCCT